TATGGTTGGGATATGCTCCTTTAAAATCAGAAGGACTTAAAATTTGGGTTATTGGTAATCTAGTTGGAAATAATTTCACACCAGGCTTAGGTTTAACTTACAAATTGGATAAAATCCAATTCTAAGAACAAAGAGTACAACTGTAATAATTAACTATAAAAACAATAAACGATGCTATTAAAGCTAGGATCCGAAGGCGAAGATGTAAAAAAGCTTCAAGTAAAATTAGGTATAGAAGCCATTGGTAAATTTGGACCTAAAACAGACGCCGCTGTTAAAGCTTGGCAATCAGCTAATGGATTAAAAGCTGATGGTATTGTTGGAGATGGAACATGGTCAAAAATGTTTGGTACTTCAACTCCAGCAGTTAAACCAGCAGCCGCTCCAATTGCTAATTCAGGTAATTTAAAATTATCTAATTTAAAAGGACATATCCCAGATGCAGTAATCGCAATGATTCCTGACACAGCAGCTAAATTTGGTATTAATACACCATTACGTTTATCCCACTTTTTAGCACAATGCGGACACGAATCAGGTGGTTTCCGTGCAACTCAAGAAAATTTAAATTATTCAGCTAAAGGACTAATGGGAATATTTAAAAAATATTTTCCAACAGCTGCATTAGCTGCTCAATACGAACGCAAACCTGCTAAAATTGCTGCTCGTGTCTATGGAAGTAGAATGGGTAATGGTAATGAAGCATCAGGTGAAGGATATAAATTTCGCGGAAGAGGTTACATACAGTTAACTGGTAAAGAGAATTACACTGCATTCGGTAAGGCCATTGGAGAAGACATTTTGTCTAACCCAGATGTGGTTTCATCGAAATATGCCTTACTCTCAGCTGCTTGGTTTTTCACTAAAAATGGATTACACAAGATGGCTGATAGTGGCGCTTCCGATGCAGTTGTAACTCAAATTACAAAACGTGTTAATGGTGGTACAATTGGTTTAGCTGATCGTATCAAGCATTTTAAAGAGTATTATAAATTATTAGCTTAATAAACAATTTAAACTTAAAAAAATATGGCTTGGTGGGATAAAATCACAAAACCTTTTGAAGACGCATACGACGCAACTAAAGATGCTGCTGAAGCAGCAGCAAGAGAAACTGAAAGATTAGCTAGAGAAGCAGCTGAAGCAACTCAAAGAGCAGCTGAAGAAGCAGCACGAATTGCTGCAGAACAAGCAGCTGAAGCTCACCGTATAGCTGAAGCCGCAGCACGTGAAACCCAAAGATTAGCTGAAGAAGCTGCTAGAAAAGCAGAAGAAGCAGCAGCAGAGGCCGCAAAAATAGCAACAGATACTTATAACTACGCTAAACATTTAGAAAATGATGTTGAAGCTAGAACAATTAGCATCGCAGCAACAGTAGCTAGTACTACAACAGAATTAGCAAATGCTGGATTAGATGTAACTTCAGATGAATTTAAAATATTATCAGCAGAAGTTGAAAAACGAGTAATGGAAGGTATTGATGTAGTTGATGATTATGCTTGGGCTGCTTATGCTTGGTTAGATGAAAATGCATGTAGATTAGGATTAACAGCTGCTATCTCAATGGGATGTGTTGCTGCATTTACTCCAGCCCAACCAGCAGGAGCTGCAACTTCAACTACATTGTCATTTATGGCAACCCCAGTTTTATACATTGCGGATATGGCGGCTAAAATGGCAGTATCAACTGCAATGGGAGAAATAGTAGCAACTGGATTTTTAGCAATACCTGGTGTTGGTGGAAGTGTTGATGCTCAATTATTAAAAAATGTAATTTCAAATTGTATTTACTATAGCTTAGATTCAGCTGCATTGTGGGCTACTCCAGCAGGAGTTGGTATCGCAATCGGAGCTGCAGTAGCACCAGTTGTTGCAACTTTAGTATGTACTAGAACTTGTCCTGACGGATTTAGCAAAGCATTAGTTGCTTAATAAGTGAAGTATGTATTTGTATTCTTACTTTTAACTGTTTCATTTTTAAGTAAGGCACAAGTACTTACCAACGCATATTTTGACCCCTGTTCGAAACAAATGGTATTCTATGATGTTCCGATCGGGGGTTCTGTGTTGATTGTATATCGTAGTTCTGCTCGTTCATTTTCATATGCTGAAGCCGCCAAAGGTGAGGTACAATTATGGGTAAATGAGCAAATGAAAGCTTATGTTTGTAAAGCTCAAGAAGTAGTTCAGCAAACCCAAACCCAAACAATATCTAACACAATTTCAGCAGTAGTAGCTCAAGCAGCAGCCCAAGTTGCGGCACAAACTGCTGCTCAAACCGCAGCTCAAACAGCAGCACAGACGGCAGCATCAACAGCTGCTAGTACCGCAGCATCTACTGCGGCTTCAACTGCAGCTAGTACTGCGGCTTCAACAGCTGCATCTACAGCTTCAGGTACTGCTGCTAATACTGCTGCTGGTGCCGCTGCTAGTACAGCATCAAGTACAGCTTCAAATACAGCATCAAGTAGTGCATCATCAAGTGCATCATCTACAGCGAGTTCAAGCGCATCATCAGCGGGTAGTTCAGCACCAAGTGGTGGAAGCGCCCCAAGTGGTGGAGGTGGAAATGCTGGTGGGGGAGGCGGTGGATCTTCAGGTGGGGCTAAAGCTGAAGCTAAAGCAGAGGCTAAATCTGAAGCAAAATCCGAAGCTAAATCTGAAAGTAAAAGCGAATCTAAATCCGAATCAAAAGAAGAAAGCAAATCAGAGTCTAAATCTGAAAGTAAAGAAGAAAAGAAAGATGATGCTAAAGGGGAAGGAAAAAAAGACGAAAAGAAATCCGATAGTAAAAAAGACGAAAAGAAAGCTAAAACAGTAAATACAACAAACCCACTAGTAGTTCAAGGAGATTTAGCAGCAATGCAAAATGCAGATAATACATTTACCCCAGTATTAGGCATATCAGCATCAAAATCTTCATTAATGGGTAATGAATCCTGGGGTGCTACTTCGATGATACATTTAAATTTTAAACAATTAGCATTAACAGGTAAATATACTAAAATGTATACTACAAATGGTGCTGTTAGTCATGTTCGAAACTATTCATTAACATATGCAACTACATTTACAGATCATTTAACATTTGGGGGTTATACTTACATTAAATTATTAGGTAAAAAAGGTGTTACTGGTTATAACGTATCATTAATTGCTGGATTTTTAGGTTCAGGAGATCAAATGTATGGGCCTTCATTAACTGGGTTTTATATGAGACCATTAGAAACAAAAACTAAAGTAAAATTTACACCTGAAGTGTTTTTACTTTATTCTCCAACATCTTATATTACGAGTGACCCAATAATGAAAATAAATAAAAATTTTAATGTTATGTTAGGTAATTCATTTGATATACCATTAACTAAACGTTTTAGAGTAAACTTTAATATTAAATCAAATCTATCATCTGATTTGACTCCTCCAACTTTCTTTTTTACATTGGGTTCAAAACTCAATTTATAAAATGGTTCCTTGTCTTTATTCTCAACCTAATGCTTTCTCCAAAGAACTTTGTGAGCAATTTATTAATTCATTTGAACAGTCTCAACTTAAAAAAGATTGTGACTCTAGACTAGATGATGGAACTATCCATAAAAAATCTACAGATATATACTTTCAAAATACAATTCAATCAGAGTGGTACATTAATGAAAAGGAATTATGGTTTCCTTTAATGGAAGAATTAAATCAAATTTTAAATAAAAAATTAAATGAGTATTATGATTTATACCCTGAATTAAATGGGTTACCTCCTATTGAAACAAGAAAATTCAACATGCAAAAATACAATCCAGGAGAGGGGTTTGCTAGATGGCATTTTGAAAACAATAATGGACTTCAAAGAATATTAGTTTGGATGATTTATCTAAATGATGTTAATGATGGGGGTACTGAATTTAAATACCAAAACCATTTAGAAAAAGCAGAACAAGGTAAATTATTAATTTGGCCAGCTGAATGGATATTTACTCATAAAGGCCAAATAAGCAATACAACAACTAAATATATCTTAACAGGATGGTTTGAGAGTGATATGTTTTTAGATATTTATAACAAATAATAATATGGAAGACCAAAATCAACAAAACCCAGAAGACGTAGTAGCATTTGATGTGCCTATGTTTATTCGTTTACTCGAATTTGCTCGTGAAGACGCAACTAATGACGAAGCATTACATCAAGCAACAGATAAAATTATTGAATTATGTCAAGATGGTCAAGTTTTAACTATGGATCAATACGATGAAATCGTAGCTGGAAACACTAAAACAGACACTTCAGGAATGAATGCAGTAGACGATAAAATAGAACCAATGAATGAAATTGAATATCGTTGGAATAAAATTGCAGGTATAAAATAAAAATAAAATGAAAAATAATTTAACAGAAGCACGTTTTCAATTTTTAGCAGGTGTAATTAATGAAAACGAATTTAAGCAATTAAACGAAATAGAAGATATAACATCAAAACTTGAAGCTGCTGGTTTGGATTTTAGTGATGGAATATTAGGAGGTGTTGGTTCTGGTGGAGGTGGTTATTACGATCCTGCATCAGATAAAATCAGTGGATTTAATTTAGATAAATTTGATGAAAATGAATTTAATAAATGGTATGATGGATTCGATAAAGATAGTTTTAATTCATTTACTTATGAAAAAGAATTTTCTGAGGATAATGAAGATGGAATCGATTATGATTCTTTATCTGATTTGAAACCAGGCATATATAGCATGACTGAGGAGAATGGATGTGCTGAAGTAAGCAGTAATGGAGATATTACATTATATGCAAATCCAATGCTTTCTGATGAAGAATTTAATGAGTTTAAACCTATTTTTTCATTAAACAGTGATGGGAGTGTAAAACCAGAAATGAGTAAAGAAGAAGTAAAAAATAAATTACAACAAAATCTTCAAAAACGAGGTGCTTGGGGTATAGTATAATACCGAATAAAATATTAAATAATGGAAGGACTTGTCAATCAAGTCTTTCCTAATTAAATTCAAGTTATAAATTTAAACAATAAGTTATGTGCGAAATTAGCAATTTAGAAATTACCAATTCAGGTAATGCAAATGGTATCTCACTCCATTTACAACAAATCATTGAAACCGAAGGTAAAGAGCGCTCTCTAACCGTAGAAGAAAAACAAACCATTATTGATAATGCAACTGTTGCATATGGTAATTTCTTAGACGCATTAGGTGTTGATTGGAAAAACGATCCAAATTCATCAAACACTCCAAAACGTGTTGCTAAAGCATACGTTAATGATTTATGGAGAGGTCGTTATGAAGTATTAGGTGATGTTACAGCATTCCCATCAGATGGTTATACAGGTATTGTATTAGAACGTGATATCCCAGTAGTATCAATGTGTTCTCACCACCATCAAACAATTTTAGGTAAATGTCATATTGCATATGTACCTGGTCCTCAAACTAAAGTAATCGGTTTATCTAAATTAAATCGTGTAGTTGAACATTTCTCACGTAGAGGTGCTATTCAAGAACAATTAACTATGGCTATTCATAATGCTATGGATAAATTAATTGAAGGTAATGAAGGTATTATGGTAATGTTGCATGCAACACACAATTGTGTATCATGCCGTGGAGTTAAGCATATGGGTGCTAGTATGATGACATCAGAAGTATCAGGTGTATTTGCTGATCACGCTAAAACAGCTAAACAAGAAGTATTAGAAATGTTAAAATTTAACCTACAAGCATATATTTAATAAGTTATGGAACAAGAATTAGAAAATTGGAAAGAGCAAATTATCAAACAAGAAGTTGATAAAGATCGATTATACTTCGTATCCGAAGTAGAGGAATTTAACCAATTATTTGGTAAATTGAATAATAAAATACCTACAATTCCTGAAAAAATGGAACGTGATTTTATTTATAACTTTATTCAGGAAGAATTAGATGAATATAAACATGCGGCTGATGAAGGAGATATTGTTGAAGTATTAGATGCTTTCTGTGATATTATGTACGTATTATCAGCAGGTATTATGGCATTTGGTTTAAAAGATAAATTTTTAGCTGCATACAACGAAGTACAACAATCTAATTTATCTAAATCATGTGCTACCGAGGAAGAAGCTGATGCAACTGCTAAGTTTAGAACTGCTGCATCGCAACGCCCCTGTCATTTTGAAAAACGTGGTAATAAATTTGTAGTTTACCGCTCAGAAGACCGTAAAGTACAAAAATCATTATCATATTTTGCCCCTAATTTAAGACAATTTTTTACCGAAGAAGAATTAAAAAATGCAAAACATTAGAAATTACATCGAAAATAATCAGGGACTAGAAATATTTACTATTCCTAATTTTTTAAATGATGATGAATGTGATTATTTATGTAATCATATTGAAATTAATAATACTCGTTCTACTGTAGCTGGATCTGGATTAAAAAAATCAACATATGATAATGGACGCACAAGTAACACATCAGTAATTCCTGATAATGATCCTAAATTCCAATCTATTAATAATAAAATGTATGAGGAATTAGGAATTGCAAGTGAGTATTCAGAACCTACTCAAGGTCAAATTTATCAGGAAGGTCAATATTTTAATTACCATAATGATTATTTTGATGGGGATGGTTATACTAATCATTGTTTAGCTAGTGGGCAACGAACATGGACTTTTATGATTTATTTAAATGATGTAGAAGAAGGAGGTGAAACTGACTTTCCACGTATAAATCAAAGAATAGCACCTCAAAAAGGAACCGCT